CTAAGATTGGTTGTGATATCATCATTCAACAACTTTATGCTCAAGATCACACCCTCAGTTATATTGAGCGTTAACTAAATACACTATATCTGGAGAAGTATATGCTCTCTACTCAATATCGTTTACGACTTGAAGCAATCTGTGAACGTATTGCGACAGGAGAATCTGTAGAGTTAAGTGATATGATTTGGGCAGAAAAACTTGCCAAGTCAAACAGATCTGCTGCAACTATTCTTAGACAAGCAAGAAGACGTGCAGCAAACCCAGAGATGACTGAAGACAGTCTTGATGGATTTATGAATGCCTTAGACCTTGGAGATCCTGATCCATCAAATCATAGAACTGGATTTAATGGTGCTGATGATATTATTGACTTCTTTACTGGAGATAAACCAGATGACTGGAGGCAAAGAGACTGATGAAAAGTTTTAAAGATTTTTTATCTGAAGAAGAAAAGTCTTCTAAAAAAACTGCAGGATATATTGATGAACCGAAAGGAAATGAGAAATGCTCCAACTGCAATATGTGGAGACCGCCAAATGCTTGTACTGCTGTAAGTGGCAAGATATCCCCTGATGGTTGGTGTAAGTGGCATCAGTACGATAGAAAGAACAAAGATTAAGAAATAATAAAATCAGTATCACATTTTACAAACTTATTTGCATAACTATGTTGATAGGTCTATAATGACCTTACGTTCATCGGAGAAATCCGACGCAAGTAGGACGGCGGAACGGAACGTTCATCCCAATGGGACGCAAACCGACTGAAGGAACGGGGCCTAAAAATCTCATTCTGGAGGAAATTCCAATGGCTAAAGTAGTATATCGTGGTGTTGAGTATGATACTCAGAAACGTCTTGAGTATCAGCAACAAATGATGCAACAACCCCAACAGTATAACGAAACATATCGTGGTGTTAAGTTTACTAAGGAGGGTCATAAGTGATGAAGAAACTTAATGTGCTTCAACTCATTAAAGAGCAGAAGCAAAAAGAAACTCGTCGTCACCAAGCATCTATTGCACAACTTGTTGGTAAGAAGTGATGCAGCATTACCATTATCATGATGATGATATGGACAGGGACAATAGACCACCCGCTTGTTATCTTTTAACATATCGTGGTTGTCGTTATTGGTCATGTTATCGAGTTCATCTAGTGGAATGGTTTGAAAGAATATTTAAGTCTGAGGGTTCTTGACGAACCCTCTTTTTTTGTGTATAATTACCTTTGTGGATGTTCAATGAGATGGACAAAGAAAAGCTTAAGTTAATCATAAGGAACTTAGAATCTCTTGTTGACTGTTTGAAGTCAGAAGTGTATTCTGATACTGAATCCTACCTAAACTATGAGGACGTTGCTCCTCACCTAAACGACTACGATGAGATCTTTGATGACGATGATGGATACCCAGATTGAAGACTTTGAGTTTATGAAACCAGAAGTAAAACTCATAAGTGTTACACCAGATGCAGAGAAGCATATGGCTTACTGTGCTCGTGTAAGTAATCCTGCTAACCAAGAGAATGAAAAGTTCTCTGGTCTGCTCAAGTATTGTATTAATCATCAACACTGGAGCATCTTTGAGCAGGCAAGTATGACTGTAGAGATCAATACTACTCGCGGTATTGCTGCTCAGATTCTTCGTCATAGGAGCTTCACATATCAGGAATTTTCCCAACGATATGCCGATAGTTCTCTTCTTGGTAAGAAGATTCCTCTTCCAGAACTGCGTCGTCAGGATGATAAGAATCGTCAGAACTCAATCGATGATATTCCCGACTATCTGAAACTGACTCTGACAGAAGAAATCCGAGTTCATTTTGAGCACTCTATGAGGATCTACAACCGTCTTCTGGAGAAAGGTGTGGCAAAGGAGTGTGCAAGGTTTGTACTGCCTCTGGCGACCCCTACAAGACTCTATATGACCGGTTCTGTAAGGTCTTGGATCCACTACATCGATCTAAGGTCTGCACACGGAACACAGAAAGAGCATATGGAGATTGCAGAACTGGTTCGTGGTATTTTTACCGAACAGTTTCCTGCAGTTTCTGAGGCACTTGAGTGGTCTTAATAAATATCCCTATACATTATTCTTAACAATGCCAGTATATCCAGTTAAAAATCTTAAGACGGGTGAGACACAAGAACTTACCATGACAGTTGCTGACTATGATCAGTGGAGAAAAGATAATCCAGATTGGGATAAAGATTGGTCTCAAGGATGTGCTGGAGTCGGTGAAGTAGGTGAGTGGCAAGAAAAACTTGTCAAGAAAAATCCAGGATGGAATGAAGTTCTTCGCAAAGCTTCAAAAATGCCTGGCGCAACAGTAAAACCATTTAGTTGATTTATGGCAAGAAAGAGAGCACCGAATCCAGTACCATTTGGAATGAGCAACAAACAGATGAAACGCAAGAAGCCAATCAATCTTGATATCATGAAGACGATTGAGCCTTTGACTGATAATCAAGAGACACTCTTCAAACAATATAAACTTGAACAGAATATTGTTGCATATGGTGCAGCAGGAACAGGTAAGACCTTTATCACTCTTTACAACGCACTGCGTGATGTTCTTGATGATAAGACACCTTATGAAAAAATTTATCTTGTACGTTCCCTTGTGGCGACTAGGGAGATTGGTTTTCTTCCAGGTGATCATGAAGACAAATCCTCCCTTTATCAGATTCCATATAAGAACATGGTAAAATACATGTTTGAAATGCCTGATGACTCTGCATTTGAGATGCTCTATGGAAATCTTAAGACTCAAGGTACAATTAGTTTCTGGAGTACTTCTTTTATCCGTGGTACTACTCTGGATAATGCAATCATTATTGTTGATGAGTTCCAGAACTTGAACTTCCACGAACTTGATTCTATCATTACTCGTGTTGGTGAGAACTCTAAGATTATGTTCTGTGGTGATGCAACTCAATCAGACCTTGTGAAGACTAACGAACGGAATGGTATCGTTGATTTCATGAGAATTCTGAGAGTGATGCCTTCTATGTCGATGGTTGAATTTGGTGTAGAAGATATTGTTCGTTCTGGTCTCTGTAAGGAGTATCTCGTTGCTAAGATGGAATTGAATCTCTGATGTTTAATCACGTTGAATTGAATCTTCCTTCTCTTGAGAGGGAAATGATTGATGGAGTTCGTTATTATAAAGTTCCAGGAAAGGAAGAACTTCAGAAGTTTGTTTCTATCACATCAGTCATCAGTCACTTTAGTAAAGAAAAGTTTGCTGCATGGCGTAAAAAAGTTGGTGATGAAGAAGCAGATCGTATTACTCGCAGAGCAACAAGTCGTGGAACAGATGCTCATACTCTGATTGAACATCACCTTAAGAATCTGACTTTAACTGATGATGTTCTTCCTATTTCAAAACATCTCTTTCAAATTGCAGTTCCTGCCCTCAATCGTATAAATAACATTTATGCCCTTGAGGGTTCTCTTTATAGTCAATACTTAGGTGTTGCTGGCACTGTCGATTGCATTGCTGAGTTTGATGGGGAACTTTCAATCATCGATTTTAAAACTTCTAAACAACCTAAACCACGAGAGTGGATTGATGGATACTTTGTTCAGTGTTGTGCATATGCATGTATGCTTCATGAACTTACTGGTCTTTCTGTAAAGAAGTTCGTGATCATTATGACTTGTGAGAACGGAGAAGTAGAAGTCTACGAAGAATACGACAAAGCAAAATACATTCGAATGTTGACTCAATACATCAAGAAGTTTGTCAACGATAAACTGCCTTGACGTTATTGTAGTTTTGTTTTAGAATGAACAAAAGTTGAGGAAAAAGATTGTACATCACTGTGTTAGGTCAAATGGAGAATGAATTAGAAAAAGCACTAGAGAATAAGTTTTTTTGTCCTTCTCGATTTGCCCAAGAGATCGAGAATCTCGTTCAACATAATGAAGATATGAACTATATTGATGCTATCATTCACTTCTGTGAAAAGAATAGTATTGATGTAGAATCTGTTCCGAAACTTATTTCTAAACCACTCAAAGAAAAAATTAAGTATGAGGCTATGGAGTTAAACTTCTTAAAGAAGACCTCCCGAGCACGATTAGTTTTTTAATTTTATTTTACATAAATATTTGAGAACTTTTCTTAAATAAAATGACTTGGAGTAAAGAAAAAAGATCAGAATATATGCGTAATTATCGCAAAAATTCTGATAATAAAAAAAGAACCCAAGAATTGCAAAAAGAATGGTACAATAAAAATAAAGAAACAGTTTTAGAAAAACAAAAAGAACTTTACTATTCTTTAAAATCACAAATAATTAAAGATCTTGGCGGAAAATGTAAGTGTTGTTCTTCTTCAGAAGATTTAGAGTTTAATCATATAGATCCATCTGAAAAAATAACTGAAGCATCATATAGACACATGATGCTAAAAGGAGAATGGAAAAAATGTGAGTTGCTATGCAAAAAATGTCATAGAAGATACACAAATGCGGAAAATAAACTAATGAGAAAATACTGGTTAGAAAACGTAAATTTAGAAACCAGAAGAAATTTAATTTATGAGCATTTGCAAAGTGACACCTTTTGACGTTTATAAGTCATATCTTTCTTTAAAAAATCATTTTACTAAAGAAAAATATGATTATCATCAATTTTGTGGAAAATCAAAATGTAGTATTCAATCTTTCTATAAACGACGTGATAGATTTTGGTTTGAGAAACTATCAAGACAAAAAGAAGATAAGGAAGTTATCGATTTCTTTGTAGCAAACTTTGTTTCTTGTACCGATCCCCAGACAGTATGGATTGGGGAGATGATTAAAGAAGGTGAGACACGATATAAGTCTTGGCAAAAAAGAATACAATCTCTGTCCTATTTGTTTAGAGAAGAGTCGCAACAGTTATTTGAAAATAAATTTGATGAAGTATTTGACTGTTCTAAAGGTCATCCACTGCTTCTAAAAAGTTTCCTGATCGGTAATATTAGCCTAGAAACACTAGTGATTTATGATAGAATATTCCTGTTCGGGAAAAACTTTGATAAGAAACTAAAAGATCCTGTGTGGGAAACCGTCAGTTTAAAAATAAAGAAGTATTCTCCGTTCCTACATATAGATGTATTCCATTACAAAAAAATACTCAAGCAAGTTGTTGGAGGAACATGAGTTTTTTTGATTCTGAACTTGTCCGTGCTGAGATGGCTGAAATTTCTGCACTACAAGAAGATGTATACAGAAATGTATTTGAATTTCCTCGTATGACCAAAGAGGAAAAGTTATTTCACGTTTCTCTTCTAGAGAAACTTTTGAACAAGCAGCAAGTTCTTTACACTCGTCTGAAACTTTCTGATGATCCTGAAGCAATTCAGATGAAGGAAAGGATTCGAGATTCGGCACAGATGATGGGACTTCCTCCTAATGTTGATATGAATGTCATATTCAACAACATGACTCAACTGCTTGAGACCATGAAAGAACGTATTGACAAGACAGGTTCCGACCTGTAGACTAATGGGGTACACACAGGCCAAATCCAAACAATCCGAGGTAATCTAATGTCTTTTGAAAATCTGAAAAAGCAATCCAAACTGGGTTCTCTCACTGAGAAACTGGTGAAGGAAGTAGAGAAAAT